TGAAGCTAACTTCTGGTTCAGATCTAACTGACCTCAACACACAGAACCTCGTTGCTATTACGCCTGGCGCTGTTGGTAGTGGTCTACCGGTGCGTCGTCTTACCATCGGCTCAGGTTCTGACAAGGGTGTTGCTGTCCGTGAGCAGGGAGCAGGAGATCGAATCCCCGGATCCATTCTCTTCTTCAATGCTTCACTAGACGGCTCAGTTTCAGCTGTAAACCTCAGTGGCTCCCACGCCGGTGGTCACAACGTCACCATCACGTATCCCAAGATCGATAGTTTTGCTCAGGGCGGTGCCCTTGGCTCTGTCTTGGGTGATGCCACCTGGGGTCTTGAGAATGAGGCTGAGATCCCCGAGATCGATATCAAGGTGGACAGCGTTGCTGTGACCGCAGTGACCAAGAAGCTCAAGGCTAAGTGGACACCGGAGTTGGGTCAAGACCTTAACGCCTACCACAACCTTGATGCCGAGGTCGAGCTTACCAGCATCCTCTCTGAGCAGATTGCTCTAGAGATTGATCGTGAGATCCTTGAGGACCTAATCATTGGTGCCAAGGCTGCGACTTACTACTGGTCACGCTCACCTGGTATGTTCTTGAACCGCGAGACTGGTGTTGAGGTTGGTCAGGCATCTGCTGCCCCCGACTTCACCGGTACGGTCAGCGAGTGGTACGAGACTCTTGTCGAGACCATTAACGACGTGTCCGCACAGATTCACCGCAAGACTCTACGTGGTGGCGCCAACTTCGTGGTTTGTAGCCCCGAGGTCGCCAACATCCTAGAGTTCACCGCTGGATTCCGTGCTTCCGTCACCGCTGATGCGGACAGAGGCACCATTGGTGGTGTCAAGGTCGGCGCGATTAGCAAGAAGTTCGACGTCTACGTCGATCCCTACTTCCCCCGTAACGTGGTCCTCGTTGGACGCCGAGGTGGAAGCTTCCTAGAGAGCGGATATGTTTACGCTCCTTACGTGCCGCTACAGGTCACTCCTACCATCTTTGGTATCGAGGACTTCGTGCCCCGTAAGGGCGTGATGACACGCTACGCTAAGAAGATGGTCCGTCCTGATATGTACGGTCTAGTCATCTGCCGTGGACTCCTCGGTGAGGCTGGTGCAACCGGCTAATCACTGATTAGTTAAAAAACAGTCAAACCCTCGGTTCTTTTCGGAGAGCCGAGGGTTTTGTCTTTGTGGGGTCTATTTATGAGTACCTAGTTATTGGGTGGACTCTGATTCACCCCCGCTTCACAAGAGTGAAGTGTGGACATGATTAAAAATGGCGAAAAGCCAAGGGAGGGTTTCTAACTATGGGAAGTAAAAGAGTAGGTCTCGCAAGAGTCGAGAGCTTAATTGAGGGCTTGAAAAGAGATTTGGCGCTAGGTAGCACCACTCTTAATAGCGCAACTCTTAAGGGTTGCACTATCACTGGAGATCACACAGTCACGGGAACAGGCATTGACGCCTTTAAGCGAACAGACGAGACAACGCTGAGCACGTCTGCCGGCGCGCAAAACAACGATGTCAGCATCACGCTACCTGCTGGTGCAATGATTATCGACGTGGGTATTGTTATTTCAGACGGAGTTACTATTAACAGTGCCGCTGATTTGAGCATATCAGTTGGAACGGCATCTGGTGGTGCTCAGATTTGTGCAGCTGCAAAGCTCATCTCAAACAACACAGCTGCCGGCACCGGCGAGGCGATTAATGTAATTGGCGCCAATGGTGAGGGTGCTGCTTCACTAGCTTTTGTCGCGCAGGCGCCTATCTGGAGCAGCTCTTCAAGAGATATTCACATTAGAGTCGCCAACAGTGCAAACAACGTCACCGCTGGTAAGTTCTACGGCTTTGTCCGCTACACGGTTGTGGCTTAGCGGAAAGTAAAGGAGGACTTAACAATGAGTAGAAGAGTAGGACTTGCAAGGATTGAATCTCTAATCGAGAATCTAAAAAGAAACTTGACACTGACCAACACCACTCTTACTAGCGCAACTCTTAAGGGCTGCTCTATCACTGGAGATTCGGACATTCAAGGAACTGGTATCACAGGTCTCAACAGATCTGATGAGACCACGCTAACAAGAACAGGCGCTGGAATCATGGGAGCAATGGAAGTATCAATTCCTGCAGGTGCCCTAATTATTGATGCTGGCGTTGTCATTTCTGAGAACATCGCGATCGGCGGCAGCTCTACAGTATCAGTCAGGGTTGGAACTGGAGCAGACGGACAACAAATCTGCGCAGCTGCCAACCTTATATCATCTGCTACAGCTGAAACTGCAGGAACCGTAATGAACGTTATTGGTGCCAAGGGTGAGGCATCCGCAAGTTTGGCGTTTGTAGCCCAAGCACCCATGTGGAGCAGTTCTGCTAGAACAATCCACATTACAATGCGGAATGCAGATGCCGAGAACACAACAGGTGGCAAGGCATATGCCTTTGTCCGGTTCATGGTCATTGCGTAAGTAAGCTTTACAAGCATATTTTCTTGTGCTGAGCCCCCTCCCACTGGAGGGGGTTTTCTTTTGTAAACAACTATTTATATATAATGGAGGACCCAATGGGCAAAAAAAGAAGATATAGAAAATTCCCGCACAAGTTTGGAAGAAAGTGCGCTCTAAAGTATGGGCTAAACAAAGAGGATAAGACATTATCCGAGGAGACTAACTCTACGCCAGAGCCGGTAATTATGGCTGCCCCTGAACCAATTGTAGAGGAACCAGTTGTAGCGGCACCCGAGCCAGCCAAGGTTACAATAACTGCGGAACAAGCTGCTAAGCCCCCAAAAAAGAAAGCGACACCCAAGAAAAGCACTACGACTGCTCGCAAAACAACAAGAAAAAGAGCCACCAAGGCAAAAACAACAACCTAGTCGTGCTTTCCATTTCTCCCAACTAATTATCTAGAGGAGAAATCTAAGCATGGCTGTACCAACTCTAACCCCCAAAAGTCAAACAAGTGCCGTTATTCTACCAGTGACTGGAGCGGCTAGTGACGTGGCAGCTGTTGTGCCACTAGGCATCTATACTTCTTCGGTGGAGTTTCTTTCTGGCGCTGCAGCTCAAGTTGCTTATACATTTAAAAAATTAGGCGGCGATGTATTAGATATAGAGCTGAGTTCCTCAAATATCTATGCTAATTATGAAGAGGCATGTCTAGAATATTCTTATTTAATTAACAGCCATCAGGCAAAAAATATCTTGTCAACCGTTCTAGGTAATGCCACGGGCACGTTTGACCACAAGGGAGAAATGTCCGATAGCACACTGTCCTCTAGTCTAAACGGGACTAGGGTTGAGCTGACGTATCCCGAGATTCGTTTTGAATATTCTCGTAGGTTTGGTAACGCCACCTCATTTGACGCCGGTTTGGGTGGAACAATACCAGAATATTCAGCCTCATTTACTCTAATCGACGATGTCCAGGATTATGATTTGCAAGCGGTTGTTTCTTCATCAGCTGAAGCTGGCGGTGTTCCGTATGCGTCTATTGATAGAACCAGGAGAATCATAATTAATAGAGTGTTTTACAGAACTCCTAGATCAATGTGGCGTTTTTATGGATATTATGGAGGGCTAAATGTTATAGGAAACTTGGCTACTTACGGACAGTATGCCGACGATTCAACATTTGAAGTGGTCCCAGTATGGCAAAACAAATTGCAGGCTATGAATTTTGAGGACATGTTATATACAAGGACATCTCACTTCTCTTATGAGCTTAGGGATAACAAAATAAGAATATTCCCCCCACCCATGGCTAATGAGGTTGATCAAATGTGGTTTACTTTTCAAGTTATTGATGATGCTTGGTCTGTAGACGGAGTCAAAAAGGATGGTGTAGAGGGGGTCAACAACCTTAACACTATACCGTTTGCAAATATTCCTTATCAAAATATCAATTCTGTAGGCAAGCAATGGATTCGAAGGTTTGCCTTAGCACTTTCAAAAGAAACGTTGGGACAAATTCGAGGAAAATTTGGAACTATTCCAATTCCCGGGGAGAATTTAACTCTCAATGCCAGCGAACTCCTTGCACAGGCAAAGGATGAGCAAAATGCTTTGCGTGATGAATTAAAAACTATTTTGGATGAAATGGTATACTCAGCCTTGGCTGAAAGGGATGCCGCGACCGCCGGCAGCGTTAATACTCTAAAGCAGCAGACACCACTGCCAATCTTTCAGGGTTAGGGGGTAGAGGATGTCTAATAAATGGAATCAGCCAAATAGTCCACCCCCTCCTCTATTTATTGGTGAAAAAGAACGAGACCTGATTAAACAGGTTAACGATGAGCTTATCGAGAGAGTAGTCGGGCAGCAAATCGCTTATTACCCAATTGATGAGAAAGCAACTAACTTTCACTCTCTTTATGGAGAGGCAATAGAGAAGACCTTCTTACCTCCAATTAGAGTATATGCTTTGATAGAGTGGAACGAATATGCATCAGAGTTCATGCAAAACGGCGCAGTAGATCAAAACTATTCAATCACAATACACTTTCACCATCGTCGCCTAACGGAGGATCAAGACCTTTATGTTCGTGTGGGTGATTTTGTTTTGTACGGGGACGTGTATTATGAAATAGTCCAAACGGCAGAACCAAGAAAAATCTACGGTCAGGTTGATCATAGTGTAGAAGTATCAACTAAGTGCATTAGGGCACGCCCGGGGTTATTCGATGCCAGATAAAGAATATCAAATCATGCCCTCCACTTTGGAGACAATCGATCAGGCGCTATATAAGTGGGTTGACGAGTCTATAGATGTCTCCGCAACTACAAACTCTGGGTGGAAAAAAGTTCCTCTAATTTGGATTTCTGCGGAGCGAGCATTTCAAGTAAAACATGACAAGGACTTGCGGGACTCCTTTGGCGTCTTAAAACTACCTTTCATAAGCATAGAGAGGACATCAATTCAAAAAGATCCAACTAGGAAAGGTATATACCAAGCTCACATACCTCCAACTAATGATAGTAAGGGTGGAGCAGTTTTTGTATCCAAAAGAATCAACCAGACGAAGACCGGGGACTTTGCTAACGCAGACTCTTATAAGACACGTCCAAATTTTGGAGTACAAGGACCTTTGGTGGGTCAGCAAAACTTTCCTTTTAAAAACAATAAGGTTGTTTATGAGACCTTAACAATGCCGGTTCCAACATACGTTAATATCAATTATAGGTTAACCCTAAAGGGAGAATATTTTCAACAGATTAATGAAATGCTGACGCCATTCATAGTCAATACGGGTCAGATTAACAACTTTTTTATCGAATGTGACGGGCACAAGTTTGAAGGCTTTCTACCAATGGACTTTGCACAGAATAACAATGTTGCAAATCTTGGGGATGAAGAGAGGCTATTTGAGACTCAAATTGATGTTAGGATTCTTGGATATCTAATCGGAGCTGGCAAAAATGAAGAAAGACCTAAAATGACGGTGAGAGAAAACTTTGTCGATATTAAGTTTCCCAGAGAACATGTTATTTTTGGTGAAATCCCGACCACAATATCAGGCGCCTTTTATCGAGAGTAAATTAGGAGTTTAGGATTACCACTTACTATTTACTACGAGAAGCCAT